GGCAACCTTTGAGCCGCAATGGCAATGGTGGGCATGTGTATTATTCTTACTTGGCGCATCATTTCTAATTGCAGTACAACCAAGCACCGATGAACGTTCCTAAACCGATATATAAGGTGAAGTACAAAGGTTCGGACATAACCGAACACGTTACCTCATTGTCTTATACGGACAAGGTGCATGGTGAAAGCGATGAATTGACGCTGACTGTGGAAGACAGCGACGGACGATGGCAGAACAGTTGGTATCCGACAAAGGGCGACAAGCTCACGGCGACCATTGGTAGCACCGACTGCGGCACATTCGAAATCGACGAAATAACATTGTCGGGACCAGGTGACAGCATCACCGTGAAAGGCATTGCATCGGGAATCACGAAAGCTATGCGCACCAAAGACACGGTGGCGCATGAGAAGAAGAAGCTCAAAGAAGTGGTGGAGTTCACCGCGAAAAAAATCGGGTGCAGAGTAGATGGAGAATTCGACGACAATCCGCAGTTGGAGCGCGTGACACAGCACCGCGAAAACGGACTATCGTTTATGAACAGGATAGGAAACGAATATGGGTATGTGGTGGCTTTGCGCAATGATACTGTTACATTTACGAAGCGTGAGAAGCTGGAACAGAAAGAACACATCACAGTTATTGGCAAGTCCGATATATCTTCATACTCTTTTTCTGACAAGACACAGGAAGTGTACAAGAAAGCCAAATCTACGTACCACAATCCAGCAAACAGAGAAGTTGTGGAGCACACGGCAGATTCGACCACATCAATTGATGGAACGTCCGATACTCTTATGGTTTACACGAAATCAGAGAATAAGCAGCAAGCGGAAATCAAGGCGAAGTCACAGTTATACAAGGCGAACACACAGAATAAGAAAGGTAGCGTAACGCTATCAGGCAATGAACGACTTGTGGCAGGCATCAACATAAAGATTGAGGGCTTCGGCAAGTTTAGCGGCAAGTACCATATCGAAAGCAGCACACATAAAATAGATAAAGGTGGTGGGCACATCACATCATTAGAGTTGAAAGGCGTATGATAAAATTCGGCTACATATCAGAGATACTGCCCGACAAAGGCATGGTTCGCGTGGAATTCAAAGAGGACGGAATAACCTCTGGTGAGCTACCCGTAGTGACACATGGCAGCAAGGGCAATCAGTTCTTCCACACGTTCGACGTTGGCGAGCATGTTGCCTGCCATATGGATGACCATTGTGAGAACGGCGTTGTGCTTGGCGCAATTTACAACAGCAAGGAAAAGCCGTCGGAACAAGGCAAAGACATTACAGCCGTGAAGTTCAAAGATGGCGCAATAGCGAGATATGACAGGAGCGCAAAAGAATTTACGTTGAAGATTGGCGCGACGCAATTTGTGGTGAATGAGAGCGGCGGCTTTCGCATCAAGAAAGGCGGCGAAACACTTTACGCGATACTCAATGACTTGCTCACTCAGCTTGTGGCCGAAACGCACACAGGAAATCTTGGCTTTCCAACAACACCGCCATTGAATGCGCCAGCGTATTCAGCAATCATGGCACGATTACAAACTTTATTGATACCATAATGGCACTTACACACGCACAACTAATAACATATATCGAGCCGCTAATTGTATCGGAAATATTCGTACCTTGCGCGGCGGCAACAGATGCAGCGACAGGACAGGCATTGTTCAAAGAGGGCTTGGCGAAAGTAATAGCCGACGCAATAAAGCACTACAACGACAATGTGTTCCCCGATGCAGAGGTGACACCAACAGGAAGCGTAACTATATCAACAAGAGTAAATCCAGAGCTATTATAATGACAGTACTTGGAGTAACAAATAAAGAGTGGGGCTTATCGCTTGCAGGACAAGGGCAGATTGTGCAGGGCGTTGACGATATCAAGCAATGCGTTCGAATCATTTGCACCACGCCGCGCGGCACAGACCCATTGCGTCCGTTCTTCGCGTGCGACGTGTACAAGTGGCTCGACAAGCCGCTGACGGTTGTCATTCCGAATATCTTTCGTGAAATAAAAGAAGCATTGGAAATGTGGGAGCCGCGAATAGAGGATATCAAGCTATCGCATACGCTCGACGTGTCGTCGCTGACGGTGAACATCCAATTCAAGATTAAGAACACAGTCCAAACCAATCAGGTGGACGTAACATATAACATCAAATGAGCAACTTACTACCTACACCTATATTTGTTGAGCATGATGCAGCCGCAATCAGAGAAGAAATGATTGCCTACTATCAGGCATCAACAGGCAAGACACTACAGCCCGCACAGCCCGAAATGCTTGTTATCAACGCCCTTGCATATCGGGAATTCCTATACAGGTATAAGGTTGATGCAGCGGCGAAGCAGAATCTTGTTGCGTTCGCCACAGCACCGATACTTGACTACCTTGGGCAGCTTGTGGGCGTAGAACGCCTTGCGCCATCGAAAGCCGTTGCCGTTCTCAACTTCGAGTTGGTGAATGGGCACGGCGACATTGTAATCCCGCAAGGGCTTCGCGTGGCGACCACCGATGGGCGCGTGGTGTTTGAAACCAACGTGGCTACAGAGGTGCTGACAGGCACGCAGAACGTCGATGTTGAATGTACCGCCATGACAGAGGGCGCAATCGGTAACGGCTATGTGCCGGGAACAATATCGGTAATTCAAGACCCGCAGCCGTACATCACGTTGGCAGAGAATACCGACGTGTCGGCAGGTGGTGGCGACGCAGAAACAGACGAGCAACTACGTGAGCGTATCAAGCTCGCGCCATCAGTATTTAGCGTTGCAGGTTCGCGTGGTGCGTACGAGTTTTGGGCAAAGACAGCAAGCCCGCAAATAATCGACGTGGCAGTACGAAGTGAAGTGCCTGGACGCGTCGAAATATATCCTTTGATGGAATCGGGCAACACACCAGCGGCAATCATCACAGCCGTTGAACAGATTTGCGACGGCGAGAAAGTGCGCCCGCTGACTGACACAGTAGTGGTAGCTGCGCCAACAGCCGTTGACTATACGCTGACGGTGAACCTGACGCTATTGAACACGGCGACGCAGAGCGTGGAGCTATCGAAAGCAAACACAGCCGCAGCGGCATATATCGCAGGGCGCAGAAGTAAGTTAGGGCAAGATATTGTTCGCTCGAAAATAATTGAGGCACTTGCAAGCGATGGATTGTACAAAGTAGATGTAGCAAGTCCGTCAACAGATTTAGTGCTCGATGTGAACGAATATGCAAATAATACAGGATTAACTATTAATATTGTCGGCATCAGCGAACCATGACAAACGTATTAGCAAAATCGGTTAGTGTTCCTCACATCAAAGTATTTGAGGACATGTTTGCAAGGCAGCTTGCTAACGTGGATATGTCCGTTGTGTTGATGAACATGATTGACACATGTCCAGCCGACGCATTGCCGTTCCTCGCATATCAGTTTGATGTGGAGGGCTACAAGGGCATGAAGTGGGCTGACACCGAACAGAAGCAGCGCGACCTTATCAAGAAAGCCATAGAGCTACATCGGTTCAAGGGCACGCGTTGGGCGGTGGCCGAATCACTAAAGGTGCTTGGCTATGACGACGTGCTGGTGGAAGACCATTTGCCGGGCAACATTTACGACGGCACGCACTATTATAATGGCGGCATAAATTACGACAGTCCGCATTGGGCGATGTTCCGCGTAATTATTTATATCGCATCGAACTTCACGTGGGATAACACTTTATATCCTGACATTATCACGCTGGTGAACGAATATAAGAACGTCCGTTCGCACCTACTATATATCGCGGCGGGCGACAGGCAGACAGAGAGCGTTCCTGCAACTGATGATTTTGCCATTACGGACTTTGCTATGGCATATTCAGATAGTTTTCAAAGTTTGACGTACAATGGTGCTGTAAATTTCGATGGAACGCATACATTTGCGTCCGACACAGACGAACTAACAATAACAATAGTATAATGAAAAATATAATTGATTTACTACGAAGCTATATGAAAGACGCAGAAGTCGTGCGAGTGCGCGGCGAAGTATCATTGAAAGTGTATAAGAACGACACTCTTATTGAGGACAGCGTAGAAAAGAACCTTGTTGTTACGCTTGGGCGTACCAACATAGCGAAGTTGCTTGGCGGCTCTGCAGGTGGTTACGCCGTGAACACTATCAAGGTGGGAACGAACGGAACAGCACCAACAGCGGGTGACACGTCGATAACGTCACCATTCAGTAAAGGAATTTCGACAGTAAGCTACCCGACGGCTGGCACGGTGCAATTCGACTTCACCATTACAACGAGTGAAGCTAATGGCATGAGTATCGCAGAGTTTGGGCTATTCGATAGCAACGGCACGATGTTCGCCCGTAAGAACAGAACATCAGCAATCGCGAAAGACAACACTATCGCAGTTGCAGGAACATGGAAAATAATTTTTTAAACACATAGACAATGGCAAATCTAACAGAATCTTCGACATTCGTAAATAACATCTACGAGTTAGCTACAACAGACCCGGTACAAGGTGGTCCCGGTGGCATCGCTAACCTACAAGCGCAACAGCTTACTAACAGAACGCGATACCTAAAAGACAAGATAGACCAGATACTTGCTGGTAACTTCAAGCTAAAGGCAGTCAACTCGTACGCGTCGAATCAAACGCTGACAGTTGATGATGCAGGCGCGCTTGTAGTTATTACAGGTTCGTCGATTAAGACAATGACGCTTGCGGATATTGGCGATGCGGACATGCTTGAAGAACAACAGGTTATTCTATTCAAGAATAAGAACACGGCAGCGTATTGCACTATCGAAACCTTTTCGGGTGACGGAACAACATTCGACAATGGCGAAACGTCGATAAACATCCGCGAAAATGATGTGTTGATGGTTATCCGTAAAGGAACAACCTACTACACAATGTTGGTGCAGGATAAGACAGTACCCGTTGGAACTGTATCGGCATTTGCAGGCGCGAAAGCCAATGTGCCTGATGGGTACTTGGTATGTGATGGCTCTGTGTACGCAAAGGCGGATTATCCAGACTTGGCTGCATTGCTTGGCACAACCTATGGCGACCCCAATGATATTGGTGGAAGCTCCATTACGGACTTCTTCGTTCCCGACTTACGCGGTTTGTTCATCAGAGGTTTGAATACGGGCGCGAACAGTTGGTCGAATACGTCAAGCATAGATAGCGGACGTACGCTCGGTTCGGGTCAGTCTGACGAGTTAAAAAGCCACTTACACATAATGAAGAAGTACAATCGAAATGCTGGTTCAGGTACGGGCATCTTTGCGATGGATGACCATGGAACAGATGGTTCTGAAAACACAGAATTGACAGGAGGCTCAGAAACACGTCCAAAAAACATGGCAATGGTTTACATCATTAAATACTAACAGAGGCAATTATGGTTACACCTATCAACGCACTTGTGAAGTTCGGCGTGCCGTTCGACAACGGAGCAACGCCAACAAACGAAAATACCTTGTTCGAAACGCACCACATGGCTATGTGGGACGTGCCGCAGGACATCAACGACGCTATTCCCGTGCTGCCGAATAAAATCTATACCAATAAGATGATGGTTGCGCCGCTTGAAGCGGGCTTCCGAAATCTCATCAAGGCGAAGCTCACGGCAGAGATGAAGACGTGGGACGGCAGTTTCAACATCCGCCCGATGCGTGGATATGAAGCGGCATATATCAAGGCAGTGAAGTCGGGAAACATCGACGACGCTATCAAATACCTTTCGATGCATGCATGGGCTATTGCCTTTGACACGAACGCCGCATGGAATCGTCTTGGCATTGCGCCGACGCTATCGGCTGGCTTCGTAAAGGCATTTACCGATGCGGGCTTTGAATGGGGCGGCTCATGGAAGCGTCGCGTTGACGGAATGCACTTTCAGTTGGCATCATTGTAAAAAACAGCCGCATGGATAATCACACCCATGCGGCATAAGAAAAGCGATGTATCGCTTGTGTGTGTGTTCACATTAGCCCGCCGAAAGGTGGGCTTTTGTATTTAGAAACGAATCCAGCGAAGCCGACACACGCTCTACATTGGTGCTATTCACGCTATGTACATAGCGCAATGTCGTGTTCATGCTGCTATGTCCTAACAGCGTCGCCACATCGCGAATCGACATTCCTGCATCTACAGCCACCGATGCGTACGTGTGGCGCAGTTGGTGGTAAGTGAATTCGTGCAGTCCGATTTTCTTGCGCATCTTGCGCATCATGTCGTGCGGGTGGTTGATGGCGCGTCCGCAAAGGTATGGCTGCCGCCTATCCACCAGCGACATTGCCGCGTCCGACAGGGTGACGCTACGTGCGCCCGTTTTTGTGTCGGGCAGGTGCAGCACGTTGCCTTGCAGCCATGATGTGCGGGCAGTGGCTATTTCCGACACGCGACAGCCCGTGTGCATCAGTAGCAGCACAAGGCGACGGAATCCGTCGTTGGTATCGGGGTGGTGCAGGTAGTCGATGATGCGCCGCAGAGCGTCGGCAGATAGTCCCTTGCGGGTGCGCTTCTCGCTATACAGCTTCACAAGGGTGGCAGGGTTGCCGACACATAGGTTTCGCTCCGCGCCGAACGCGAACAGCGCACGGACGAGTTTCACGGCTTTGTTGGCTGACATAGGAGCGACAGAGCCGTAGGTGTCACGCATGCGGCTGATGTGTTGCGGCGTGAGTTCTTCGGCACGCATCTTTCCAATTGATGGAACAATCCATTTGCGCAACAGATATTCATACAGGCGAATTGTGTTCGGCTTCTTCGCCACACGACATTCGGCAAGGTACATTGCGCCAAGCTCTGCCATGGTTGGCTTCTCTTTGATGGTGCGCTTCGACTCGGCAGGGTCGCTGCCCTTGCGGACAGACAGCAGGTGTTCGCGTGCCAAGTCGCGTAGCTGCGCTATGGGTGCGTCCTGCACACGTGCGACGGTGTACTTGCGTCCGCGCCCATATTGGTTGCGATAGCGAATGACAATTGTCTTGCGCCCGCTTGTCTGAATGCGAAGATACATTCCAGGTACGTCGCTATCGGCAATCCATTGGTCTGTGTCGTTTGCCTTGACGGACGCGATGAATGACTGTGTGAGTTTGGGCATCGGTAGGGCTCCGTAGGTGGTGAGCGCGCGTGAATCTACGTGACTCGCGCGTGTCGCAAG